TTTGTCACAAGTGCGGACGTGCCGAGCAAGACAAGCGACTTGACGAACGACAGCGGCTTTTTAACGAAAAACAACATTGTTGCGGGCGATAACGTAACCGTGACCGACGAAAACGGCAACGTTAAAATAAGCGCAACGGGCGGCGGTAGCGGTGGCGGCGTTACTTATACAAAGTTAGTAGGTTCAGTTGATTTTACAATAACAGCATATACTGACGACCCTTATTTTTTAGGCCAGAATGCAGCAACGTGGTCTTCAGCTGTTGGTAAAGCATTAACAAGTACAACAGATATGGGGCTTTTTATTGGTACTTCTTATACTATGGTGGTTAATATACAAGGTACTTCTACAATGTTTTCTGCCAAAGCGGAAGATGGAAGTTCTTATGGGCTACAAGGTAGTAAATTATTATGGTTCAAAAGAGATAATATATCTTCTCAATTTTATATATATGACCACTGTACTATTGTAGGAGGTAATATACAAGCAGGAAATGGGTGTATCTTCGTTGCTGATTTAGGTTCTGACATAACAATAGCAGATATAAATTATTTTTCAGGTAAACGTGGAGTACTTACACCTGTTACAATTACTAATTCAGCAATTAAAATAAATAGCGCCGTTACAATGTACATCAATTCGAGCCTTGTTGTTAGCGGAACGAAAACAGACGGAAGCATAACCCTTACAGCAAGTACGGAAGGTTCAGTGTCTTATGAAATGGAAATTCTCAACACATCGACCGAGGGACTTTTTGAAGTCATAAACGCTTATGTACCTGACGTACCTACGAAAACAAGTCAACTTGAAAACGACAGTAACTTTGCAACGACCTTAGATATACCGACTACAACAAGTCAGTTGCAGAACGACAGCGGGTTTGTGTCGGTTGGGGAATGGAAAGAGTGGACAAGCACAAGCGTCTTAGCAGAAGAAGGGCTATACGAAATCGTTACTACCGAATATCCATACGATGGAAACAAAACATTCTTTGTACAATACGAACAAGGCAAACCAAATAACGGGGCTTGTTGGGTTTCTGTGCTAACAGCTGGAAGCGTTACGGTTGTTTCGCCTATTTGTTCTGGTGACGGAACATTACACGTTGACCGCTCGGGTTCGGATTCTTCTACAACAGAACCTTTACCGTTCAAATATCGCAAAATAACCAATTAAAAGGAGACAAAATAATGTTATACAACAAAAACCTTAAACGCATAAAAACAAGTGCAGACTGTATCACTTGCGAACATTTCGACAACACTACAAAACAATGCAACGGCTTGAACGTAACTTGCTTTGAACTTAACCCAGACAGTTTGGACGACACGCAAAGAACACTTGCCGAACTTGCGGAACTCAAAGACAAGGTAAATCAACTCATAGAAGTCGTAAACAAACACTCGGACGACATTGCAAACTTATTCAATGCAGTCGAACAAGGCGAATTTTAGCGTGCTACCGCTTGAAAAATCTTAACGCTCTCGTCGGGTAGCAACGGCACGGGCAAAGGAGTAATCTATGTTTGGAGCATTATCACTTACAGCAGAGCAAATCGACCAACTCCGCAACATTGCGGCAGTCGGCGGTAAATGGCTTATGGCGGCGTTTACGGCACTCGGCGGACTTGCAGGCATCGCAAAAATCATCACGACTTTTGTGGCAAGAAAGAAACCCGTCAAACTCAATCAATCGGACTACGAAGCAATCGCGAACGCTATCGTCGATAAGACCAACGGCAGTATCGAAATCAATATGTCTTCGGAAATCGACAAGGCAACGCGTAACAGACTTACGGAAGTCGAAAAAGTCAACGGCGAACTCGTCAAGGCTTGCAAGCAACTTGTAAAATCGCAAAAAGCAATCGCAAACGCTGTTTCGGACTTTAAGACCATATCTACATCGGCGCGTGACGAACTCAAAGCAAGTATGAATGACCTTGCGGACGGCGAAAACGGGCTTGTGGCGGTCGAAACGCCCAAAGTCGATAAACCTATCGTCAAAATCGAAAAAGTGGCAGAAAACGAAAATACGCCCTTGTATTAAGGGGGTGATACTATGAAACGAAACCCGAAAACCATAATGTCGGCAATAATGGAGTACATTGTGCTTATTGCGCCGACTGCGGGATATGCGATTTATTCCTATACGGACACCCTGCAATACACGATGAGCGCGAACTCAAAAGGTTTCTTTTGGACTTTGATAAGCCTTGCTATTCTTTGCGCTATAATCTACGGCATTTTTAAGTCAAGGTATGACGAGTATCTTAAAGGCTATTACCAACATAAAGCAGATTTGAAAGTCGCGGATAACCCGTCGGAATTGTTAGTCAAGACCGTGGCAAAGGAAGAAAAGGTTGTATCGAACATAACCTACATTCCGATTATGTTCTATCTTTTAATGGCGTTGGCTGTACTTTCGGCGTTCCGCGATGCAATCGAAAAGTTGGAACTCATTATCGAAATCATTGCGGCGAGCGTGTTCGGCAAAGTGTGCTTGCATTGTTTGACTACACATTTACGAGAAGTTGCGACTATCAAAAAGGACGGTGAAACCGAATGAGTAGCGAGAGAAAGAGAGTTGTGCTTGTTGGAAGTCGAATAACCATTAACGCGGCAATATCGTTGTGTATCACGGCGGCGTTGCTTTTGTCAAGTTTCTTTATCTTCAAAGGTATCGAAACGCAAGTATCGGGCAAAGACTTCTGGATACAAAAATCGGTTATGGCAGTCGCTACGTTCTTGTTGATGTTTTCCATTGCGAACGTAACCGAAAACATAATGCTTGCAAAAGACAAGGATATTAACGACCGACTGAACGCGTTAGACACGCATTATCAGACCATTATGGCGAACTACGAAACCGCCGACCTTGAAACCTACATCGAGAACTTGAACATAGCGAACAAGTACAAGAATTATATCCATAAATGGAAAAAGAAACTCCGTTTTGCAAGTAGGTTCAAAAAATGGGGAACGCCGAAAAGGCTCGAAAGAATAAACAAGGCGTTGACCGTTACGGCAGAAGAACTGTGGGAAAGCGGACAAAAGGTTAAGTATCATCGGATAACTTTCAGCCAAATGGTGAGCGGTGCAAACGATGTTTCTCCGAACGACGATGAAAGCGATCTGCGGTCGCACAAAGCACGCTACGGCGCACAAAAGTTTGGGTGGAAGATTTTATCACTCGTGGCTTTTGGGGCTTTCTCGGGGCAATTATTGTACTCGTGGAACGACTTTAACAAGGGTATGATTATCCCGCTTATCTTTCAGTGCGTAACGATTTTAATCTCTGTTTATTCGGGAATATGCTTCGGTTGCGCGATGAACGAGAGAACGAAACAGACCTTAAAGCGCAAGTTAAAGATATTCTCGCAATTCAGGTATAAGATGAACAACAAGGTTGACGGCGTTGCGAACTTGGGCGTGGAAGTAATCAAAGATTTGGAAGTCGAAAGAGCGAAAGAAAAGTCGAATAACCCTATCAAGCGGACTTTTGATGACACGTTCGGGAGCGGACAGCCCGTAAAAGCGGGAGCGTTCGTCGGAAAACTTATCTCGTCAACGATTGATATTGAAGCGGAAAAACTTGCTAACTAAAAGACAAAACCCTCGGCATTTCGTCGGGGGCTTTGCTTTCCAAATCGGAGTGTAAAAATGATGTCAGTCTCATTGTTCGTGTAGCGACAATGGTATTATAGCATAGTGTTTAGTCTTTGTCAATACCAAACCATATTTTTTTTGCGTTTTCGGGCAATTTATCAGGCGCGGCGGGCTTTATGTCAAAATGTCCCGTCGTTTTCAACGCTTCTTTTATTTCTTCGATTTTCTTTTTGTCGGTTATTACTACATTCTCATTCATAGTTATAGATTAAAGGCGACAAAGTGTTGCCACATCATCGCCTTACAAAGGGGGAAACTTAAATGTTAATTTTATTATAAGCGATAAAGCGCAAAAAGTCAAGCATAAATTTTATAAAAAAATTGCAACAAAAGTATTGACAAATGCAAGAAAGGGGTGTATGATATAAGAGTAATCGATATTCGGTGGGCGACAGCATTAAGTATCGGCAAACTGAATATCGGTTATGCAAAAAACCGTCTTAACTATCCCACTGTCGCATAGGGAACTGTTAAGGCGTTTTTTTTACGCTAAAAACCTTTGCAAGGAGAATATATATGATACATAGTTTTAATATCAATATCGCAACAAAATATGGCGTGCATTCCGCTATTATATTGGATAATCTAAATTATTGGATAACGAAAAATCAAGCGAACGAACAGCATTTTTACGACGGACATTATTGGACTTACAACAGCAAAAAGGCGTTTGCCGAACTTTTCCCGTATATGACCGAAAGGCAAATTGACTATGCTTTGAAGAAGTTGATTGACGACGGTATCATAATCACGGGCAAATATAACACAAACAAATACAATCAAACATTGTGGTATGCAATTACAAATTTTGGGTATTCCATTTTACAAAATTGTGAAATGGAGCAAACAAAATTGTTAAATCAAAACGACAAAATTGTTGAATGTAATACAAATAATAAACAAGCAGATATTAAACAGCAAATAATAACCTCTAATAATAAAGAAAACCCGTACACGGAAAAACCGTTTACGGAAAATCCGCAACAATTAAATACTAATCCTTTAAGTACTTATGTTGATAAAAATACTAACAATAAAAAAGAAGAAGAAGCGCACGCAAAAGACCGTTCTATTTACGATGTTATAAACGAACAAGATGAAAAATTAAGATTGCCACTTAAAGAATACATAAAAATGAGAAAGGCAATTAAAAAGCCGATAACTACGCACGGGCTTGAACTTGCGATTGCAAAACTTAAAGGCTTATCGAAAAACATAAACGAACAGATTGAAATAGTAAATTTATCGGTTATGAACAGTTGGCAAGGCTTGTTTCCGCTGAAAAACAACGAACCTGTTGTTGCAAGGGAAGAAGAAACGGAAGAACAAAAGACACAGCGTGAACTTTTAGAACTGCGAAAAGCAAGACCTGACCTTGCGAATTATAGCGACAAAGACTTATTGAGATATTTTTAAGGAAAACGGAAAAATGAAAAGAGATACGCAATTATACTTATTGGCATTAAAGAGATACGAACGCACGATGATGACCGACGGCGAATACATTAAAGACGATGTGTTGTATTGTGCGAACTGCAATACGCCGAAAGCGATGCCCGACCTTATCGACCAAAACGGCAATCTTGTGATGTGTGCGTGTGAGTGTCGCGACAGGCGAAACCGTGAAGACGAAGAAGAAGAGCGCAAATGGAAACTGTTGCAGAAAATAGCGCAACTTAAAGAAATCTCGCTTATGGACGAACGGTATTCAAATGTAAGTTTTGAAACGAGCGCAAGGGGAACGGACGAATACGAAAAAGCCGTCGGAGTGTGTAAGGACTATTGCACGAACGCAAGACAGAACTTTAAGGACGGCAAAGGTTTATTCATATACGGCAATACGGGAATGGGCAAAACGCATATATCGGCGTGTATGGCGAACGACCTTTTGGAGCAGGGCTATAAAATCAAATTCACGAACATAAACCGCATAATCGACCTTATCTACGAAAATGCGACCGCCGAACTGACGGAAATAAAGCGATGCGACTTCCTTTTTTTGGACGACTTCGGCAAAGATGTTGTGATGAAAAACAATCAGGACACTTGGTTGCAGTCGAAAATTTACAACATAATCAACGACCGTTACATAGGCGAAAGACCGATTATAATCACTTCTAACAGCACTTTAAGAACGCTTATGCAGAAAGGGTATGATATTGTTACAATCGACCGCATAAGGGAAATGTGCGAGCAGATTGAGGTTAAGGGGGATAATTGGCGTTAATAAGCAATGCACCGTCGGGGCGGCGACGGAGTAAATAAAAAACAAAAACATAATAAAATAACACCCTTGTCGGGAAACCGCCCTTTCTCGGCTGACATAAAAAGGACTTTACAAAACCACGGGAGTGTGATATAATGAGTAAATCAAAGGCGAACGAATTATTACAGGAACTGCATTCTAACCTTACGGCAAATTGGACGGGGAAAGCACGCTTCTCGTCGTCGGAAGCAATAAAGATGTGTCGGGAGATTGTCTATGAATACGATAACGATGATAGTAATCGGGATAACGCTGTTGATAGTGTTTCCGTTGTTGGCGAATAATGACTGATTTCGACGAAAAGTGGAAAGAGTACCGCAACAGGGCGATACAGGCATTAGGAACGGCGATTGTAATCACCTTGATAGTTGTGGCGAACATAGGTCTTATAGCGTGCATAGGACGACTGACGGCGCAACAAACAAAGTATCTTCTGTATGCTCAATGTGGACTTGTTGATGTGTTCGGGTGCGTTGGAATGGTGCATTGTTATCACTACTTTGACAAATGGAAGGAGAAGAAAAATGGGAATGATAAGAACGAATGACGGCAGGGTGATTGTTGCTATACCGTCGATGCAGAAAATCGGAGAAAGCAAGTGGGCGGTTTATTTTATGGAAGATAACCAACTTTACACGGCTATATACTACACGGAAGAAAAGGCACGGCATAGGTATGAAAAGGAACTTGAAAAATGCACTCGATAACGGGTGTGTTTTTTTGTGCGAAAAATTTTTGAAAAAACTTTGAAAAAAATATTGAAAAACTATTGACAATAAGACGGGGCGGGTGTATAATGTAAGAGTAAAGATTAAGAAAGGCGCAAGCCAAAGGAGAAAGATATGAACGCGAGAGAATTAGCGGAAAAACACGGCGTGAGCCACACATTGATTTATAATATGGCGAAGAAACTCGGCAGACTGCCGACGGACGAAGAAATCGAAAACCGTAACCGCAAGACGGGAAGACCGCAAAAGTACAGGAGTATCGAAGATGAAGACGGAAAATAGTTGTTATAACTGCCCGAACAGAACGGAAGCGTGCCACGATAATTGCGAAGTTTACAAAGCGTGGAAAGCCGAGTACAAGCGCAAGGAAAAGGAAGAAACGAAGACACGCAAAGCGTATTACAATTACGTCTATTATAGGAGTAAGGACTAATGTACACGGTGTTTTGCGGAAGAGTATGTTGCAATTTCAGCAAATTAAGCGATGCGGACTATTTCGCGCGGAAGAACGGAACAGTGGTGTTCGGCATCGCAAGAACAGAAAACGAAAAAGGAGTGAATGAAAATGGTAAAAAGTACAGAATTGACGGACGCGTTCTATGATTATTGGAGCGACGGCGAAAAGGTTGAGTACCTTGAAGCACTTGACGGGGCGATTGCCGAGATAGAAGAACTGGGCGTTGAAACCTACGCAAAGAGAACCCTTGCGAAACTCAAAGAGATGAAAGAGAACTGCAAGGAAGAAATCAAGGAAGAAGCAGAAGCCGAGGGTGTTTGCCCTGATTGCGGAGCGGACTTGGAATACGATGAAAGAAGCGGAGAATATGTGTGCCACGAATGCGGATACAATGGCGGATATGTGCCAAACGAAGACAGACTTGAAGATTACTGACGAACTTCCGACCGCTGACGACCTTATCGAACTTATCGAGACTTTGAATGCGGTCAAGGCGGAGAAGATAGCAAGACTTGAACGATATATTGAGTATCGGGAAGCAAGAAACAAACACGACCGCGAAGACATAGAACGGTTGAAAGAATATTTACAGGAGTGCAAAAAATGAAATTCAGAACATTAAAGGAAGATGAAATCGAGTGCCGAGTTGGACAAATCAGCGCAAAAGGCTTTACGCTCTTACTGTACAAAAACGCAAGGGTAGATATGGACTTGCTGGACGAAACAGTAGGCGCGGAAAATTGGCAACGAGACCATAAGGAACTCAAAGGCAACATCTATTGCGGAGTGTCCATTTGGGACGAGAACAAAAAGCAATGGATAACCAAATGGGACTGCGGAACGGAAAGCAACACGGAAAAGGAAAAAGGCGAAGCATCGGACAGTTTCAAGAGAGCGTGCGTGAATGTTGGCATCGGCAGGGAACTCTACACCGCACCGTTCATATGGATAGACCACGTTAAGGAACGCAACGGCAAGTATGTTCCCGACTATCGCAGTATGAAAGTGCAGGAAATCGGCTACACCGACGACCGCAAAATCAATCGCCTTGTTATTATCGGCGACGGCGAGATTATATACGAATACGGCAAGGAAACGCCGAAGAAAGCGGTTAAAGCCGACGATGCCGAATGGACTGACCTCGAACGGAAAGTCTTTGAGAGCGGCGAATACAAGGCAAGCGAGATTAAAAGCCTGAAAGAAATCGAAATCAAGTACGGCGATTATCACAAAGGCGAAAAACTCGGCGATTTGGACTACGACGAGTGTTGCGAACTTGTCGGCAGAACAAAAAGCGAATGGCTTAAAGACAAAGCAAGCACATACAGAGATTTTCTCGGCGAAGTTTTGAAAGCCGACGGAATTACGGAAGAAACGCCGTTTTAAGATATGATTGAATTCACAAGCAAAAAACCAAAGTTATCAATAAGCCTTGACGGGGCGGTTGAAGTAACATTCACCGCTCCGAGAGCGAAACTTGAAGCCTTAACCAACCTTGCAGACAAGGACTTTGACATCACGGTTAAGCAACACCGAGAGAAGCGAAGCCTCGACGCTAATGCGTATGCGTGGGTTTTAATAACTGCGATTGCGGACGAATTACGAGCGAGCAAAGACGAGATTTACTTTGATATGTTGAAAAAGTACGGACAGGGCGAACTCATAAGCGTTAAGACGGGTATCGACATAAGCGGGTTTGTCAAGTATTCCGAAGTCGCAGGGTATGGAAAGGTCAACGGCGTGGAATTCACGCATTACAGGGTTTACAAAGGCTCGTCAGAGTACGACACAAGAGAGATGAGTATCTTCCTTTCGGGAATTGTCGAGGAAGCGCAGGCATTGGGAATTGACACGAGAACGCCCGACGAACTTGCGGAAATGAAATCATTATGGGAGAATGGAAAATGAAAACAACAAAAATTGATTGGTGCGATTGTACGATAAATCCCGTTATTGGGTGTAAAAACGATTGCAAATATTGTTATGCACGAAGAATGAACGACCGCTTTGGTTGGATTAAAGATTGGACGGAACCGCAATTCTATCCCGCAAGATTAGAACAATTAAAGAGTAAAAAGCCGAAGTCAATATTTATGGACAGTATGAGTGACATAGGTTGGTGGGATGAGAAATGGGGTATGCTAACTATGAACGCAATATCTAACAATCCGCAACATAGTTATATATTCTTAACGAAAGGCGAGTGCAAATATCCGAGCGGTTTACACGCCATTTGGAGTATAAGGGATGTATGGAAACTTAAAAATGTATTTATCGGGAAAACGGTAGATACGCAAAGTAAGTTTAATCCATTCGAGCATTACGATTTCTTATCAATCGAACCGCTGTTGCAACCGATAGACTTGTCGAACATCGTATATAACTTCTATATCAAGCAAGTTATCATTGGAGCAGAAACGGGAAATCGAAAAGGCAAAGTTATTCCCGAAAAGAAGTGGGTTGACGATATAGTAAAGCAATGCGACAAAGCAGACGTGCGAGTATTTATGAAGTCAAGTCTTAAAGATATAATGGGCGAAGATTTCCGACAAGACAAATTGATATGGGAGAACAGAAAATGAACAACAAACAGCGATACGCGATATTGAAGAAGAACAAAGAACAGTGGTTACAGTATTATTCAATTAAGGACGAGAGCGGTATTTATATCCTTACGCGCTACGACGACAACGGCTTTAAGTTTGCTTATGTGGGGCAGGCGAAAAAAGTCCTTACACGGCTTGCGGAACACCTTATGGGGTACAATCAACACATAGATTTTTCTCTACGCAAACACGGCATCGGCTCTGCGTTCACGAGAGAAAACAAGTGGAAATGCGAAAAGGTATTTTATTGTCCCGAAACCGAACTCAACGATTTGGAGCAAGAGTGGATACGCAAGTGCCACGAACTCGGCTATCAATTACTCAACAAGACAACGGGAAGTCAGGGACAAGGCAAACAGGCGTTGGGCGAGCAAAAGCCCGCAAAAGGCTATTACGATGGAATAAAGCAAGGTCGCAAGAAAGTAATCGACGAAATAAATAACAGGCTCACAAAGGGCGATATTCGGCTTGTAATTGAGTGTCCGAACAAGCGCAAGGAACAACATCTTGCCAAACTTATGGAAATATTGGGGGAAAACGACAATGAAGATACGGAACACAGCGGAGATTGTTAAGGAGATTTTGGAGCAAAAACCACGCGCAAGGGACTGCGATTTTGTGCTTTACGGGTTCGTTCTAAACAAGTACGGGTATTCAATCAGTATACCGTTCAACGAGTTGGCGAACTTGGTAAAGGCGGAAGAACTGCCATCGATGGAAACCGTCGGACGAGCGAGAAGAAAGGTTATGGAACTCTATCCGTCATTGCGTGGCGATAGTTACAAGGTCAGGTTAGACAACACAGCGGAGTACATAGAATTCGCACAGGATAAAAGCGTATGAAATCTATAATCAAAGGCGATAGCGAAGATAGGTGTTACATTTGCGGAAGAGCGGAGTGGATAGAGCGACATCATATCTTCAACGGGACAGCAAATCGGAAGAAGTCGGAAAAGTACGGACTAACCGTTCACTTGTGCCATTGGTGTCATAACGAGCCGCCGAATGGGGTACATTACAATCAGGAAGCGGATACACGCTTGAAGCAAATCGGGCAACAAACGGCGATGCGTGAGTACGGTTGGACGGTGGACGAGTTTCGGGAAGTATTCGGAAAAAATTATTTATAAAACTATTGAAAAACTATTGACAAACACGGGACGGGGGTGTATAATAAAGGTAGAAATAAGGGCAATGCCCGAAGGAGTGTAAAAATGAGAAAATCAGAACAAATGGTTAAAAGTGTTTATGAAATCAAATGTTGGTGGGACGACAATTACAATGAACGCACAACAAGATATGTTGTAGCAAGTAGCGAAGAAGAAGCCGACCAAAAAATGAAAGAATATGCGGACAATCTTGAAGCAGAGGGTTGTGCGAAACTGAACTGGATGCCCGAAAACCACAGAGTTGAGATGGACTGGGTTATAGTTTAAGGAGTGTAAAATGACTAAACAAGAACAAATAGAAGAAATGAGAAGTAATATATACTATGCACGGAGCAAAGTGAACGGAATTGCAACCTCGAACGACATTGCAGAAGCACTTTATAGCATAGGCTATCGAAAAGTTCCCGACGGGGCGGTCGTGCTTACACCCGAAGAACGGGACGAAGAGATGAAAGCAACGAACGAGATACTTGCGGAAAGGGACGACCTTAAAGAGAAAGTCGAAAGCCTTAAAAGCGAAAAGGAAGGCTGGAAAATGCGGTATTCCGACAGCGGTCAAAAGAATAAAAAATTGTCGATAAAGAACGCTCAACTCAAAGCAGAAAACGAACAACTCAAAGCGAAACTTGAAAAAAACCCGATGGCAATTAAGCAAAAGATAATGGAAGAAGACGACTACGAATTAACCGAGCGAGAACAAGCAACGCTGTTTCTTGATAGAATGGGAAGCGACGTAGAAATTCTCCACGATATAGTTGAAAACCTTGACGAACTTCTCGGGAAAGGCATAAACGATTATATAATGGGCATAAACGGCGTTGAAGGCATAAAGGATATGTGGGAGCGTTCGGCAGTTATGGCGTTTGCGGAAAAGTTAAAAAAATGTAGTTATACTGATAACTGTTTTACGGACGGAAAGTGGCATAGATATGTACTTGTATCCGATATTGACGAACTGATGAAGGAGTATTTTTAATGATTGAAGAATGGAGAGATATTGTTGGCTACGAAAATAAATACAAAGTATCAAATATGGGGAAAGTAATGAGCCTAAATTATTTACGTACAGGAAAACAAAAAGAACTAAAACAAGTCATTTCGTCTTCTGGCTATTATGTTGTTAATTTATGTAAGGACGGGAAAACAAAATTGTTTAGTGTACATAGATTGGTTGCTATTGCCTTTCTACCTAACCCGAAGAAACAAGAGGAAGTAAACCATATAAATGAAAACACAAAAGATAATAGAGTTGAAAATCTTGAATGGTGCGACAGATTATATAATGCCAACTACGGCACACTAAAAACAAGACTTCGCAACATAAGGGCAAAAAACCATTGTAAAACAATTTATCAATATACTATTGATAAGACTTTTGTCGCAAAATATCAATCAGGACGAGAAATAACAAGACAATTAGGGTTTAATAATAGTTATATATGTAGTTGTTGCAAAAAAGAGAATGGTGTTGCTTATGGATATTTATGGTCTTACAACGAGATTGAGAACGAATAAAAAGGAGTATGAAAAATGAAGTCAATATTATTGAGCATAAAACCTAAATATGTAGAACTTATAGCAAGTGGGGAAAAGACAATTGAAGTGCGAAAGACCGCACCGAAAGAAGTGCCGTTTAAGTGCTATATTTACGAAAGCAGAAATGGTGGGCATAGATGTAAACATTGCAATGAAAAAGATAGTTGTTATTCGTATGCGCCAAAAAATGTAGGTTGCTATAACGGTAGGGGTAAAGTAATCGGCGAGTTCATCTGCGATAAGGTTTATCCGATAAAAAATCGAGGTAGCAGTTTTTCTGTTGCAGACGAAGAGCAAAGCGTAACGAACGAAATTGCCCGCCAAAGTTGTCTTTATTATGACGATATGGTTAGTTATTTTGGCAACAAAGACGGTTTCGGTTGGCATATCAGCGACTTGAAGATTTATGACAAGCCAAAAGAGTTGAGCAAGTTTTATACGAAGAAAAAGTGCAATTCGTGTAAGAAATCGGGGTATGAAAGCACCGCTTGTATGTATGACGAAGATTGCAAAGTGCCTATGTCGATAACTCGTCCCCCACAAAGTTGGATGTACGTTGAAGATTTAGGAGAAGAAAAATGAGTAAATTTGCAGTAGTAGAAAAACAATTTGAATACAAAGGTCACGATTGCATATGTATATTCGGTTGTCTTGGATATAGGTGTGGTTATGTGTCTGTTGATGATAATAAGGAATTTAACGAATATGACATAGAGTGCCATTGTGGTTTATCGTTCTCGGGAACATTGCCGTATGATTATGGGCAGAAAGAAACTTATTACATCGGTTTTGACTGTGGTCATATTTGCGACGGAAATGACTATAACACGGCGTTGGCATACGGACTTCTCACCGAAAAACGCTTTAACGAACTTTTGGAAATGAAAATACAATCCCCTACTTTCTTGCAACCTGTTAGAAGTCTTGAATATGTAGAAGAACAATGCAAAAAGATTGTTGACCAGTTGGAGGCGGGTAAATGAAACAAATCAGGGCGTTAAGAGCGAACGGCATAACTATGTTGGTATCATCGGTTATAACAGCGGTATGTGTTGGGGTGTGTTGGAAGCATTTTCCGATTGCGGTGCAGGCGATATACATTTGCATAGCGTTGATGTTTATGGGGTTCGGCGGAGTAATGGTCGGACGGAGTATTTGGTTGACTAAACAGGAAAAGGAGAAACGGAATTGATAGCGCAATACTTTTTGCCGTTGTGTTCGGAGTAATTGCGTTCGTGTCCATATCAATCGCGTGGTATATCGCGAGATAAAAAAGGAGAAGAAAGAATGAAAAACAAAGAAGTATATGCAAAGGAATTGGTTGAGTTTTATTTGGATAGAGAAGCATTTGCAGTAAACAAATACAACGGCAGGGTGTTCAAGTGTCGGGATATGGCGTGTCCAAATTGTGCATTTGACAGTGATGTGCCTTGTAGCGATAAACGAAAAGAATGGGCGGAACAAGAATATGAAGAGCCGATGCTGACCGAAAAAAACAGTGCGAAAAAATAATCAAGGAGCAAAAGAAATGAAAAAACTTCTAATAGCGATTGTTCTTATCGTGTGTTTGGGCGTTTTTGTCGGGTGTTCGACTTATAAAATCCGAGACGATTATCATTACGAGACGATGACGATTTATTTCAAGGACGGCGAGAACATATCTTTCAGGCGAAATGATATAAAAATAAGTCAAACCGACACGCTGCTGATTATCGACAAGAAAAACGACCGCAGTTATGTTTACAAAAAGGAAAATATCCGAAAAATAATTTATGCTTGACAAAACACAAAAACCGTGTTACAATGAAATATAACCCATAAGAAAGGAGTTGCCTATGACTTCTAAATTAAAATTACATAGGTCGAAAAAGTAGACGGAGCAGTCCGTCTATTTGGCGTTATGGTGAAAAAAGCGAAATGGAAATTATAAAACTCAACATTAACGAAGTAATACCGTATCCTGATAACCCGAGAAAAAACGACAACGCTGTTGATGCAGTTGCGGAAAGCATAAAACAATGCGGATATTGTTCACCGATTGTTATCGACGAAGACAATGTTATTCTTGCGGGACACACAAGGCTTAAAGCACTTAAAAAGTTGAAATGGAAAGAAGTCGAGTGCGTAAGGAAAACGGGGTTGACCGAAGAACAAAAGAAAAAATATCGTATTCTTGACAACAAGACAAACGAACTTGCAGAATGGGACTTTGATTTGTTGGAAGAAGAAATCGCGGATTTGGATTTTGACGGGTTCGATTTTGGATTTGAGTTCAATTCGGGCGAAGACGATGCGGAAATTATAGAAGATGAAGTTCCCGATGTCAATGAAGAGATAGAGCCGACGGTTTAAGCAATTCTTAACCGATGCTTTTACGGCGGGGGTTTCTTGTCTTAAAGACGGCGGAAGTTTCTATATTTGGTTTGCGAGTCGTGAGCATTGCAACTTTGAAAATGCGTTAAATGCGAGCGGGCTGTCCGTAAGACAGGAGTTGATATGGAAGAAAAATGCACTGGTTCTTGGGCGACAGGATTATCAATGGAAACACGAGCCTTGTCTTTATGGATGGAAAGATGGTGCAAGCCATAACTGGTACGGGGACAGAAGTCAAACAACAATACTTGAATTCGATAAACCGACAAGAAGCGCAGATCATCCTACAATGAAACCTGTTGAGCTGTTTGCGTATCAGATAAAAAACAGTACTAAAAAAGGGGAGACTGTTTTGGATCTATTCGGCGGAAGCGGAACAACAATTATCGCTTGTGAGCAGACAGGCAGAACGGCATACTGTATGGAGCTTGACGAGAGATATTGCGATTGTCGATCTTGCTTATACCAAAGCAGAAAATCCGAAGATTGCTGTTGAGGTTCTTATAGGGCATGGCGAGTGTACAATTATTGCCGAAAGCTCGGTTATAATTGAGTATGGCGAAGTTGTGGATATAGTCAGAAGAATAGCGGGAGCTGTGGGAGTAAGATTTAACCTAACTCCGCAAGACGAGAAACTTGCAGAAAATCAAAAAAGCGAGATAAGGTGTGGGGACAATGGGATATTCAAAGGTGTCCCTTTAACGGAAGAAGAAAAAACGATGTCGCAAATTGCGAAAGTAATATACACGAGTTATCCCCACGACGGCAAGTATATACTTGACAATAACAAGCTTATAATTTGTCAAAGTAACGCAAGCTCGGAGAGACTGGGCAATTTTATAAGCGAATTGTGTCCGAAGTTTAGAGCGGTAATAAACCCATTGGGAGACTGGACAGGCGGAACGAACGTTGACACGGGCGCAACAAACAGAAAACTCGGAAGCGACATGGCGCAAAGCGTAACGGGCGGCGGACTGCACGGGAAAGACTTATCGAAAGCGGATGTTTCCGTGAATATATATGCGTTTATTAAGGCGCAGAAGACAGGGAAAGCGGTCGAGTTGTTTTGTGCGATAGGAGACACGACAATAGACGGGAAACCGTATTCGGAAATTGTCGAAAAGGCAAGAGAATACATAAAAACCATTGGCGGGTTTGAGAAATTCGCAGAGTGGGGATTATATTAAAGGAGTAAAAGAAAAATGCCGTGCAAAGCGACAAACCCGCAAAACCTTATTCCGCAAAATGAAAGACCTATTGAAGAAAGGCGAAGAATAGCGGCAATGGGTGGAAAAGCAAGGGGCGAACAAAAGAAAAGACAAAAGACTTTCAGAGAAGCACTTGAAACGCTTTTATCGAAAGAAGTAATCGATAAGAACGGGGACAAGTATGACCTTTTGACGGCTATAAGTGCCAAACAAGTAGAAAAGGCAAGCAAGGGCGATACAAAGGCTTTTGAAGTTATCCGCGATACGATAGGACAGAAACCCGTTGAAAGAGTGGAAATCACCGAGTGGGACACGAAGATTGCGGGCGAAATAGAAGCGTATGTTGACGGACGAAAAGCGTAAGTATCTTGACCTTTTAATAGACGAGCCGTATAAGGTGGCGAATTGGTTAGGCTTTACGGGGATAAACAAAGAACTCCACAACAAGTGGATAAAGGAACTTCTGTTCGAGAAAGAAGATTGGACGTTACAGGCGCATCGCGGAAGTTATAAAACAACCTGTGTATCGATAGCCTTTGCGCTGTATATGATTTTGTTTCCGAAGCGAAACATAATCTTTATCAGAAAGACGGACGACGACGTTACGGAAATCATAGAACAGACAAGGAAAATTTTATCGAACGATACGATGAAGTTTTTGAGTTACAAGTTATGGGGAAAGCCTGTCGAGATTAAAAAGTCGAACAGCAACGAGATAACGACAAACCTTTCAGATACGACAAGGGGCGCGGTGCAGTTGTTGGGAATAGGTATTAAAGGGAGTTTGACGGGCAAGCACGCTTACTGGGTGCATACGGACGATATAGTGAACATAAAAGACCGCGTGAGCCGAGCCGAGCGAGAATATACGAAGTCCATTTATATGGAGTTGCAAAACATCAAAATGGTTGGCGGGCGGATAACGAACACGGGGACACCGTGGCACAAAGACGATTGTTTTTCTTTAATGCCGACAGCCGAAAAGTATGATGTGTATTCGACGGGGCTTTTGGGGCAGGACGAAATAGATGAACTCCGAAAGAGAATGACACCGAGTTTGTTCGCCGCGAACTATGAACTGAAACACATCGCTAACGAAAACACCTTGTTGAACACTCCGCCGAAGTTTGTTGACGATGTAAACCTTGCAAGACAAGGGCGAGCGCATATAGACGCATCATACGGTGGCGAAGACGGAAGCGTTTTGACGATAGCCAACAGAATAGGCGATAAGATATATGTATTAGGCAAACGCCGTCAAGGGCATATAGATAACCATTTGAACGAGTTTTTGGCATTGTGCAAGGCTTATCAAGCGGGCGTTATCAGAGTTGAAGATAACGGCGACAAGGGTTATCTCGCAAAAGAAATAACAAAGCGTGGTGGTTATGCAAAGACCTACCACGAAGATATGAACAAATACATCAAAATCTCGACGTACTTAAAAGCGGAATGGGACAACGTTTACTTTTTGCGCGGAACGGACGAAGAATACATCGATGAAATACTTGACTATTCAGAAGACGCGGCGCACGACGATAGTCCCGACAGCCTTGCTTGCGTACTACGAGATTACAGCAAAATATACAAGCGGGGTTGACCTATGGCAAGTTACCAAATTGATTTTAAGGACGGCAAAGCGAATACTGCGGCTGATACTTATGCGCTTATTATATCGTATCAAGCATCGGAGACCTACATCACTGCAAAAGCGGGGTGGGATTATTATATGGGCGAAAATACGACGATAAGTGCAATCGGGCGTTATTATTGGAAGAACAGAGTTGACGAGAACACGGGAAAGGTTGTCGGCGGCGGGTTTGTTGAAAATCCGTATGTTGCGAACAACAAAATCGGTTACTCGTTCTTCACGGATATGGTAACGCAAAAGGTCGATACGCTGTTCAGGGAAATACCGACGATTGACGGGGTTGAACTGCCGAAAGGGTTTGCCAAAACATTTGGCTATACATTAAGGTCGGCGGCGGAGCGTGCATCGGCGCAAGCGGTGAGTTACATATTCGTTGACAGCGACGGAAACCTTAACTGTTTCTCGGCGGATAGGGCGATGCCGTTCTATGACAACGAAACGGGCAAATTAAGGGCGTTGATACGGTGGTGGGAAGTCCCCGCGCAAAGGAAAGATATTCCCTATATCTATTGGGAAGTATATACCGAGGACGGAGTAACGACTTATTGCAATCGTCCGACGATACGCGAAACGAAACCTTTAACGCCTTATAAGTATAAGAGAACAAAGAGCATTGTATCGGACGAAATCATCGCGGAAAAAACGCCGTTGCCGATTGTTGAGTTTCTGAACAACGAATACAGGACGAGCGATTTGACGGCAAACATAAGGTCGAAGATTGATATAATTGATATTGTACAATCGGGGTTTGCGAACAACATTGAAGACTTTTCGGATGCGTTCTGGTCGATTAAAGACAATGTCGGCGGCAACGAGGGCTATTATCAAGACTTGGTGTCCGAGATAACGCGCACAAAGGTTATTGTTGCGGACGGAGCGGAAATGAAGCAATTCCAAATTCCGACGGAAGCGCGGTCAAGGTTTGTCGAGATTATTAAAGACGACCTTGTTCGTGACGGCGGTGTGGTAGACACGAAAGCATTAACACAGGGCAATCTTACGGCAACAGCGATAAAAGCGGCGCGGGCAAATCTTGAAACAAGGGTGTCAAAGTTTGAGTGGCAAGCGTATAAATGCGCGACGGAAGTGTTGGCGTTGTACTTTAATTTACAGGGAAAAGAAATCCCCGAGTTTGATATTACTTTCAACACTTACCATTTGGACAATGTGACCGAAACCGTGCAGAACGCAATATCGCTTCGTGGGACTATAAGCAACGATAGTTACTTGAAGATGTTAAAGGGCGTGAACATTATCGACGATGTGGAAGCCGAAAAGGCTAAAATGGAAGAAGAGAACAACGCACGGTTTGGGTTTGGAAATAAGGGTATTGAAGAATGACCGAAAGGCAAATGCACGAACAGAGCGACGGGGTTTTAAACGAAACGACGAAGTCGCTGAATAAACAATACAACGCGGCATATAAGGAAGCGAAAGATTATCTTGCAATCGAACTTGCAAAGGTTGAACTTTCGGGGACGGCGCAACAAAGGTATAACGAGTTGTTGAAATACGACCGCTTGAATAAGATGTGTTCGGAAGTTGCGGATATAATCTTGAACGCCAACAAGACCACGAAGAAAGAAGTAAACAATCTTGCGGTTGCGGTGTACAAAATGAATTACGACTGGCAGGCGGACAAATTGGGGCTTGACGGCGTAAACAAGACCGAGAGCAAGGAAGCATACGAAGAAGTCGATATGTTCGATGTGATAGCATTAGCGGCATTGACAGACAAGGATGTTATAGAGCGCGATGTAAAGTCGAAGATTGTGCAGGCGGTGATGAGTAAAGCGGGCGTTCGTCCTATCATTACAGCAGTGAAAAACGTGGCGGAAAAGAACTTGTCGGACAGCGTGAGAATAGCGACCACAGCGACCACGCAAACGGAAAACAAAGGGCGTGCCGATGTTGTGGAAGTCGCAAAGAAACAGGGACGGAAATTCCGCAAAGTATGGCGAGCGGTTGGAGATAATCGCACAAGACAGGCGCACAGACTTGCGAGCGGACAAGTACAAGACTTTGATAAACCGTTCATTGTTGGCGGCGAAAAAATGATGTACCCTGCCGATGTGAGTTTGGGCGCGAGTGCAAAGAATACAATTAACTGTCGTTGCAGAATGGCGGTTATTGAATATGACGGGCAGATGTCGTAAAAAATAGCAAATAAAAATAATTTTACGAGACGCAACCTCGTTAAAAGCGTAAAAGGAGTTTTTATGAAGAGAGCAGAAATCGAAAAGTTATTCGACGGCAAGTTGGCAGAAGGTGTTGAAGTCAAAGAAATCATCGACGCGATTATGAAAATCAACGGCGACGATGTAAACCTTGCGAAAGAAAGCGCGTCAAAGGTAAGCAATGAAAGCATTGACGAACTCAAAGCACAGGCTATTGCAGAAGCCTTGAAGCCTTACGAGAAAGGCGGGGAAAAGTATTTCGACACAGAAGCCTATCAAAAGGTTTTGGACGAAAACAAAGCCTATAAAGAGCGTGAAACAAAGCAAGCGAGAACGAGCGCGGTTGAAAAGTTGCTGAAAGACGGCAAATTCGACACAAGGGTTTTAAGCCTGCTTTCAAAAGCGGTTGACGATTATCAGCCGAAATGGAACGAGAATAACGAAATCGAGAACGCTCCCGAAATCTTAAAGGCACTTCAAAGCAATTATCCCGACTTTGTTGTTACCGAAACGGACGGCGGGTTCAAGCCCGCTACACCGCCTGCAAAAGGGAAAGCGGATGCAGAAGTAGATGCTTTCGTTGCGGGTTTCAAAAAAGGATAAAAAATAAAACATTTTAAGGAGAATTCAAATTATGGCAATCAATTATGCACAGAAGTATTCTGATGTAGTAGCAGAAGCGTTTAGGCTTCAATCCAAGACCGCTGACATCGCAGGCGGCAAATACGATTTTATCGGCGTTAAAACCGTTAAAGTGTATCAGGGCGCAACCGTTGAATTGGGCGACTACACTATCAGCGGAAGCAACCGTTTCGGCACGCTCGCTGAACTCGAACTCCCCGTACAGGAAATGACCTTGTCGCAGGACAAATCGTTCACTTTCGTTATCGACCGTATGAATTACGAAGGAACGAACTTTGCGAACGAAGTCGGCGCAAGACTGCGTGACGAAATCGACCAAGTCGTTATCCCCGCACTCGACGCTTACAGGCTTAAAGCAATGGCATCGGCAACGGGTATCACCTCGGCGGCGGACGCTGCTCCGACCAAAGCAAACGCTTACGAACTGTTCTTGAACGCATCTTCGACTTTGGACGAAAACAAAGTCCCCGCTGTTGGCAGAATTGCGTTCGTAACGCCTGATTACCTGAAACTCTTGAAACAAGACAGTTCTTTCATCCTGCAATCCGACCGTTCAATGGAAATGTTGCAGAAAGGTATCGTCGGCACTTGCGACGGCGTTGAAGTCCGTATGCTCCCCGCTTCGTACTTCCCCGCGAACAAATACCTCATTATGGCACATCGCGATGCTATCGTTGCTCCCGTTAAACTTACGACTTATCGTATTCTTGACGACGTACAGGGCATTGACGGCAGTGTTGCGGAAGGTCGTGTCGTTCACGATTGCTTCGTACTTTCCAACCGCGCAAAAGCGATTTATGTACAAGGCAAAGCGGCGGCTTAAAGTCCAAAATTAAGGCGGTGAAATATCCGCCTTTTATGCCGATAAGAGTAACGCCGTGCAACTCGGCAATCGGTAAAAACAAGGAGAATGAATATGAAAACATTATCGGATAGATACAGCGACAAATTTGGCGAGAACTTGGGCAATCTTGTTGCGACAATCCCGCAATACGACACGATAACGGTTGACGGGTTCTGTAACAGGATACACGACTTTATAGAAGACTACATAATGTTGCGAAATCCGACTTATGACTTTGAAAGCCTTGCGCCATATCAGAAAACGCTTGTTGAAGATGCGGAAGTATATCAAGCGTTCTATGTTGTTCACGGGGTTGACTTCACGCAAGCGAGCGGTTATGACAGCAATTCGGGCGCGTTAATGGACAAGGCGACGATACGCGAAAGGCAAATTTGCGACAACGCAAGGAACAGGCTATTAAGGGCAAGAGTGTTGCATAGAGAGCCGCGAGATATGGGGGCGCGATATGACGGCTAAATGGCGGAAAGGAACTTATAACAAAGACAAGACGGGGACGGAGATTAAGGAGTGGCTTATTCGGGTTACAAAGGAACTTTCGACCAACCGTTTTGACAGCACGCCGACGGACGGGGTTACATCGCACGACTGGACAAGGGCGATACAGTCCGACAGTCCGAAAGCAAGGGAAATACAAGCGGGCGATATGATTATCTATCAAAATCACCGTTACACCGTGCAGACGACCGCTACAACGCCGAATAGACTGGCTTATAACGGGTTTGACACGATTATTTATCTGAAATGAACAATCGGGATATTATGGCGTACAACGTGCTTGTAATGGCGTTAAAATCGGTTTGTCCGTATAGGATGGGAAACCTTGAACGAAACGGCATACGAGTTAAAATAGACAATGGCACAATGTGCGTTGTGGTTGGACACGAAACGAGTAAACTTTTGGGCGAATATGCGGTTTACACAAACGAGCCGTGGATAAGTCCGAAATGGGGCGGAAAGCAAAACCCAAATCAAGGTTGGATAGAGCGGGGCATTGAAAAGGCTTTGCCGCTCATTAAACAAGTGTATCAAGGAATGACCGCCGACGACTTTAACAACGTTATGGACGACTTACAAAGACAAACGGCAACAAGACAAGCACAAATAAGGAAACGAAACAATGTTTGAAGATTTGTTTTTACAGTTTATAGAAAAGGAGTTTTCCGATAGTTTGTCGGAAACGGTGAATGTTACGAATGATTTGAGTGTCGTGTACGAACAGGAAGTCGATGCGGCGCAAGACTTATATTTCGAGCCGTTCAAGAAAAACCCGAAAGCGGTCGTGATTGTGTTGTCCACAACGAACGCAAGCCAAACGAACATTCCGCAAGTGTCGTTTACGACGGAGCAGATGTCGATTAAGATACTTTGCGACGAGAACAGAAAGCACGATATATATCAGGCGATTGACGAGTTTACGGATAAATACAACGCCGTTTATTCGGTGTTGGCGGGCGATACGAAGTCGTACAATATGCAGTTGAACATCAACAAGCCTTTTGTGGCGGGAATGTACGATATTCCGACGGAAAGCATAGATGACGACGGTTACACGGAAACTTTCGGATATATCACGATACAGTGGTTTATCACGGCTATTTATAGCGATAACATTAAACTCGGCACGGACGAACTCAAAATCAAGGTAGGCACGACCGAATATCCGATTAAAGGTTTATTCAGATACACCTTTTCGGAAAACCCGAACTCGGTTATATACCAAAAGGAAGGGCAGACAAGAGCAACGCACGAAGACGCGGTTTTAACGACGACTTATATCTTTAACTTTCAATCGCTTGACGGCGACACATTGTGCGAGTTGTTGGATAGGTCTTTTAACGGCAAGACGGGCAGTATTTACGGTCAAACGCTGTCTTTGGTTATAGACGGTCAAACGGTCGAAATGAGCGATTACACGCTTGAAAAAGCATACGAAAACGGCGTTAAAAGTTACACGCTGACTTTGGTGAAATAAAATGAGTAAAGAATATCATATCTACCTCGACCATAACATAGCGGTTGACGGCGAACAAACGGGCGGGCAGTTGTCCGAAACTTCGTCGCCTGAAAAGAGCGCGAAAAAACAACAGTCGGAAGCGAAAACGGGAGCGACCGCGAAACTCGTCGGAGTGTACATCGGGAAACAAGCCTTTCAGTGGGCTACATCGAATTACGGGAACTTGACGGGCGATTATTTGGGGCAAGCGTGGATAAGCGAGAGCATAGAGTTTGCGGGGCTTGTCGGCGGTATTTTGGCTAAACCCGTACTCGGGAGCGTGATTGCGGCGGCGGTCATTGCTAAAAAGGCAACGGATAAATATATCGAACGGACGAAAGCAAATCAAGAAGCGATGCAATTAAGGGAACGCACAGGCAGTCTTTTGAGTAGTGGGGGCAGGCGATGAAATTAAAAATCTTTTCACTCGGTATAATAAAAGAATATACGCCGTTAGCGGGCGGGGTGATGAATTGGGTTGCCGACGACACTTTAGACAGCGCGACTTTCCGGATTGTTTCGGACACTTCAACGCCGTTCGAGAACACGGCGATTGCAACGATTGTTTTTGAAAAGGGCGACGGAACGGAGATTGAAAGCATTAAAATGCTTGTTGGCTCGGATAATGTCGAGCCTTTTGCGAAAGGTGCGGGCAAGTATGTCCACAACCTTATGCTTGTCGAATTGACAAAAATTCTCGAAAAGTTTACAAATTTACATTATATATCTACAATGGACACGCAGTTGTCAACGCAAATCGACACCGCGTTTGAAAACCTTAACACGCTGATATACGGAAAATATATCGAGTTTCTTGTGTCTCCGACAACCTTTCCTTATATGCTCGAACAAGACGACTTATTGAAGTCTGAAAATAGCCCGTTTTATGGGTTGCCCGCCGAAGAATATATCAACGAAAACGCAACGGCGAGAGAGATATTGGACGGGCTTTTCAGCACGGTAAACGCAAGAGCGGTCGTTACGGATATAACGAATAATTACATCATTAAAGTCGGGGTTATGGATATGAACAAGACCACCGACAAGACGGAAATTGCAAATAGACTTGGGACTTTTTGGCAAAACAACATAGACAATTTTTGCGGGAAAGTTATGTCGAAAGTGAGCAACGCAACGCCGCAATCGTATGTGTTTGTAATCGACAGTTTCAAATCTTTATTGAACACGGCAACAACGAATAATATGGTTGTGGCAACGGCGTTTAATGTCGAATATTTTGCGGACTTTATGTTGTTGCCAAACGACGACAGGCAAATCAATGTCAAATACACAAAGGGCGGTGTTTCGTATAATAAATATATTACTATTCCCTATCCCACGCCGCTTCCGTTGATTGGGAGTAAAGACTTTTCGGGAGCATCGCAAGACTTGCTTGTCGATAAGGAATTTTGGGATGCGCTGGATAGCAACGAAGCAAGTTATACGAACTATGTTAAAGACAACACGCTGTATTATGAGCGCGGTGCGGCATCGGTAGATGTGTCGAGAACATATAAGGACTTGTTCTTTACGCAAAGCGTTTTTGAGATGACGGCGAAAAAAGCAATGTTCAGATACATTGACGTTAACAGAGTTGCATTGTTGGGCGATGCCGATTGTCAAATCACGGGAATGGAAACCACCGAGAACTTTTGGGGCATTGGCGATTTTATCTATGCCGCGAAATACGCGCCGTTGGTTGATGACGTTATAATCGAAGCGAACAAGACCAAAAAGCAAAACGACAGAAACGCGTTATTCTCTATCACGGACGGGCAGTCGGACAACATAATCGACTTGACGAGATACGGGCGTAATTTAGTCGGTAAGGCGCAAAGAATAGGCAATGACGAACTTTCTATCGACACGAATGTTTACGGGCGTGAAGACGTGTTAGAGCCGTTAGACAAGGTCGGTGATTACGTTGTGTATAAGACCGAAATGCAGATAATGAGCAAGGCGCATTATAGTGATACGGAAGATAAGAATTGGTATAAAGTGCGCTATTCGATGACGAAAGGCTTTAACAATCTTGCGGAAAAAATCGGGCTTGCGCGAGAAAAAAGGATATACCAAATCCCGCTTACGGGTTATCGTTCAACCTTGCCGATAAGGTCGAGCATTGCATACGGCTTGCAGGGGAACTTTACACTGTTGAAAGACGGCGAAAGCAACGAGCAAAAAAAGACTTTAAGCGCGTTCTTGTTGCAACGGCTTGTGAACACCTTTCCGTCGGATATGTACAATGCGATACTGATGAACGTTGTGGTTATGAATTATCACTATGTTCTGCCCGTGGTAGGGTTTGGCGCGGGAAACACGATGAATTTTATCGGGCGGTTTTACGACAATTACAGCGCGGGTTTATCGTTCGTTGCACAACGAAACATATTCAAGTGGATAGGCGGCAATAAGGCGTGTCAAAACCCGTATGTTAATAGCAATGGCGTTGCGTTTGGTTTCTTCGATGTATCAATCGGGAATATTCCCATTATTGATAGCGATAACATCAAAAAGCGTCCTGCGGTCGGTGCGAACGAGGTTTTTTGGGGCTTTGGCAAAAGTGATATTAGTTACACAAAAGACCGCGCCGAGAGCATAACGTTGCAGAAAATCTATTCGTTGGTTGAAGACAATAAATTTACGGGATACAAAAAAATGCGTATCGGAGAAGCATTGATTAGAGATAACTATGCTTTTGAAGTCGAGAATAGACCGACACTGAAATTGTACAAAGATTGTCCCGCAAAATATCTTGACGGCAACGCGCAGACTTTCAAGACTTCCGAGGGAACTTTGGTAGGAGCAACGCAAGATTATCTCGAAGTAAAATATTGGAGTTATCAAGATATAAAGGGCGGTTATTTAGTTGTAAAAAACGACAACACGGAGTATAATAATTGTATAATCGCAGACGATAACGGTAACATCTATCTTGTTGCCGAGAAGTTAAGCAAAAAGGACGGGGAAATCGTCCCGACCGTAAAACATTATGCGTGCGTAACGCTGTATGACGAAGAATAAAACAAGGAGCAAAAAAGCGTATGAAAGTTTACTTGAACAAAGAATACAAATGCGTTAAAGTGGAAGATAATACTTTTGTTGCGAACGACAGTAGCAATTTCATAAGGTATTATTTCGTTACGAACGCAAACGGCGATGTTATCGACAAAATGGACGACAATTCCGTCATTTACCGAAACACCGAGCCGAGTTATGTAACGGTGGCGTTTAGGCGTGCAGACGGCGATGTTATCCAACACCTTATGGCGAGTCCGAAAACCGATGCGACGGGAGAAAGTTTCTTTGAGTATGAAATCACGAACACGGACGGCGTGCTTTATAAAAAAGGCGCGTTGGAAATTTCCGCACAGTTTATCGAAGCGACCTTATCGGAAACGGGCGGCGTGAAAAAGGTTATCAGTCAAAAGGTCAAAGCAATCGCTATCAACACGGCTCACGTTTTGGACAATATCGGTGAAGAAGCGGAAGAATACTATTCGCAATACGAGCAAGCGAACAACGAGGCGCACGCTGTTTTGCAAAGTCAAATCACAACGAACTTTAACAATATCGGCACGCTCGAAAACCTTACGACCAAAAACAAGGACAATCTTGTATCCGCAATCAGCGAAGTGTCCGACGAAATTGGCGACGTTTCGACACTTACAACTGACAAGAAAACCGTTGTCGGGGCTATAAACGAAGTTGACGAACACACGGATGCAAACACCGCAAATATTGCGAGTAACGACCGAGATATAAGCGACTTACAGACAAGGGTAACGACGATTGAAAACACAATGGCGGGTGCGGAAACGCCTGTCGGGACGATGAAAGGCACGACACTGCCCACCGATGACGAACTTTCGGCGTTTACCGTGTCGCAACTCGGACGAAACCCGAAACCGAACGACAGCATAATCTTTGTGTTGGAAATCGTCGGGGCGACGGACAAAAACTACAAATACATTTATGGCGGCAATAATACTTGGAACGGCTACGAAATACCGCCTCTCGAACAAGCAAGCAACGGAAGTTTGGGAACGATTAAAGGCACGTTCGGCATAGGCTCGACGAATAACGTTTTAGTTGATATAACGGGTGGCGAGATTAAAAATGTCTATTACAAGGACAATGACGGCGTTTACAGAAACATACAAACGAAAATCAACCTGATTGACGTTTTGCAGACGAACATTGTCAACGGCACGCAAGTTGTCGGAATATCCACAAAAGCGTTACAAGACCAACTCGGCAATGTTATAAACCTGACCTACGCAAAGCAAAGCGATGTTTATACGAAATCGGAAAGCGACAGCAAGTATTTACCGATAACTTATACGAACATTTACTACTATTCGGCTAACGGTTTTGTTGAAAATGTGCCGACCACTCCTGCAAGCGGTATTCAATTCACAAAGACGGTGAACGCAATCGGCACGGCAAACGTGTTTTCGATAGGTAGGGTGTTGACTGGCAACTACAACTTCACGAAGAACTCGACCGACCGTTCAGCGATTTGGGTAAGTGCGAACCGAAAATGCTCGGTGCAATTCAGGCTTACGACAAAAGTCAAGAAAGAAGGACAAGCGGAAACGCTGTTGTCGGCTGAACTTACGAACGAAATCGCACTTGCGGCGGACACTCCGACATTGGTTGAAATATCGTCTATTTATTCGGCTTTGGGCAACAACAGCATAAAAGCAAACGCTGGCGACACTTTCACGAAGTCGTTAGACGTTATCACGACCGAAAGCACGGCAACGACCATTAACGTATATTCAAACGCTGTTTATCCGTCAACATTCAATTTGGTAGCACAGTCAATTACTTTTGATGTGAACACGCTGAACGGTATGAAGTCAATCAACGTGCTTACTACCGACTGGACGGCAAATGCGGACGGAACTTTCAGCACGACTATCCCGCAGACAAGACACCAGCAAGCACCGAACACGAATTATTTTATAGACTTGCAAGAGTTGGTGGCGGCGAACACCTATGAAAGAATAGCGTTCTCAGCAAAGATAGACACGGACGGCAATATTACGCTTACAACGACAGAAAAGTTAGATTGCGTTTTATTGATTGCTTCAAGCATAACCGACGAAGAAAGGGGCATTTTGACCTTGACAAACCCTGTTGCATTGCCTGCGATAGATTACACGACTTTCGGAGCGTTGAGAATTGAACAAACGGAAACCGCAACGGCATTGACCTTGCCTGCGCCTGCCGATGTTGGGAAATTTGCAACTTTCTTTGTGTCGAACTCCGCAACAAGCACGAACGACATTTCAGTAAACGGCGAAGAAATCAGCAAGGGTAGCGGAATGCAATTCAAATGGAACGGCAGTCAATGGCAAGTTGGCGAACAGCCCACGGACACGGACGAAGTTTACGACAAAGACAAGAGCCAACTTTTGAGCAAAACCTTGCAAGATATGCAACTTGCGACAAACAACAACGCGGCTGAAATCAAAGCAAAACTCGACGATGATTTGGGCAATGTTGACCTGAACGGTTTGGGCGAAAAAGTCTTTGATTGCGACCTTAACAAGTCGATTTACAAGGAAACTTCAACGGGCGTTGACCTGACCGCTTTGGAATACGACGGTCAATACAACATATCGTTGGTGTTCGACTTTTCGGCTGACAATCAGACCATAACGCAAAACATACCGCAAGCGTTGAACTCGAATATCGACATAAGACTTGCGTTACAGCAGGGTAGCACATATCACAAAGGTTGCAAGGTGGTTTTAACGCCCGTAAATGGGGCTACAATCAACGGAACGACCTCGGCGATAGAACTCACGGCTGACGGGTATAACGGCACTCTCAAACCGACTACGAACAGCGGTTGGCAGTTTGATAGGGTAGGCGATAATGCCGTCTTAAAGGTAAACGATTACGAAACGGCGCAACTTATTGTGGAAAGGTCAAGCGGGCTTGAAGTCTATGACGACGGCGCGAACAAGACGGGTTTGAGAATAAAGCCTGCTATTTTGGCGAAAGCAAGTGCGGACAACTTCTATGCGAAACTCAACGGCTCGGAATATATTAATAAAGGCGGTATTATCGACGGCAAGATTTGGGCTGGTGAGATTGAAGCGAGCGGAAGTGCTTATGTGTATGCCGAACCGTCCACAAAGAGCGTTATTTGTCAAGCGATTGGCGACGACACCGAAACGGCGTTCACGATTAAGTTTGTTGCGGACTTTGGCGATGTTGAAGCGCAAAGCGACGGATATGTTGAGATATACGCACAGGACAACAGCACGGGTACGATTTTGACCGACGACAACGGCAAGCCTTTGGGCGTGAAAGAGTACTTTAAGGCAGGCGATAAAATCACGAGATTAGTCGCTTACGGCGTTAAAACTTTCTCGACTATGGTAAAGGTTGGTTTTGTTGTGGAAAACGGCTTTAATGAAGTTTTGGAACTTTCGGAAGACACTTGTTATTCGATACAGTCTTTGCAAAGCGGAAAACAAGTCAGCGCAGGCGACAATGCTTTTGATATTAACACGGGCTTGCGTTGGAACAGGCAAACAAGGTACTATTACACCGACTTGTTAAGGCTTGACTGGCTTAAAAACGAAACCGTTGCGGAACAAACGCTTGCGGACGGAGCATATAACTACAACGACGGGCTTCACCTTGATGTTACGGGAACGCTGAAATTTGCGGTTGCGAACGGAAAAATTAACCTTTCGGACGACGGCTCGAACATAGTCTTTTGCGCTATGGGTAGAGTGTTTGACCGAATTGACACGGCAAACCTTAAAGGCAAAACTCTGAACATTGCTTTCAAAGGCGAGAACAAAAACGACGCGTGGGATATGCGACTTTTGACCTATACGGGCGCAAATGCAGGGGTTTTTGACAGCAAGATTGTTACGGGGCTTTCAAACGACACTTTGACTTTGGCGAGCGGTTGGACGCAAGTATCAAGTATCTTTATCACGGAAGATGTTTCGGGCGAACACGAAGTAACGGGGACGTTTGCTATTCCGTCAACAGCCTATGACCGAATGGCGATAGTTATCACGCCGAACGCACAGCAAAACCCGAACGCTATCACGATTAAAGACTTTAACGCAAGCCTTACAAGCGGTTTTACGGACAGGGAGTTGATTTTGGGCACGACCGTAAGAGAAGAACACTTGCGCTACGACCAAACCTATGCAAAGTTTGAAGACGACAATCAAGGCTATGCACAAGTAAGGTACACGATAAACAGCGGTGCGACGAAACTACCTTTCGGCGAAAAAACAAGCGGAAACGGAGCGATTAAACTTGTAAAAATTTGGCAGGACAATGCTAAACTTAAAGGCGAGGGTGGACTTAACTTTACGAATAAAGACAAGGTAACGATGCGAGTTAAGATACCTTTGCATAGGGGCGAGGGTGCGACGGGTGTCGAAACGACGACCTTTGCGATTTATCGCCGAAGCGCAGGAACGGACAGCGAAGATATTGCGAACCCGACGAACTTTGACATTGCGAACTTTGCGGAAATTGCGGGTACAACTCAATCGTTTACAGTTGAGGGAACGGACACCGCTTATGTGAACTATGTAACTTCGTTTACGCTGAACAAGAACGGGGAAACAATCATACTTGTGGGCAAAACAACGCACGACACGGGCAGTTATATCGACATTACGACGAAAACGCCGTTGATTACCAACATTCAAGGAATTGAATTAGTTTAGGAGATAAGAAAATGAAACAATTAACCCAAAGTGAAGTAAGAAAAAACGGCAAGGTTTACAAGAATGTTTCTTCGCCCGCAACCGAGGGGGTAATGAAACAAGTAACCGACATTGTTGAGAAAGACGGCACTTTCAGCATTTCGACCGACGGGGGAAAAACCTATTCCCCCGCAGGCGATGCTGTCCCCGAAGCATTACCGCAAGAAGCGAGTGCGTTGAAGAGTGGAAGTTTACCGACAAGTGGTTGGAACGCAGATGCAACTATTTATAATTATACCATCTCCGACACTTCCATAACCGCCAACAGCGACATCCTTATGGAACTCACGGACGAGGGTGGAGTAAAAGCCTATTCAATGGAAGCAGGCAAGATAACCGTTATCCGCGACACAGTGCCTACACAGCCTATCCCTTACACCTACAAAGTCAAGCAGACGAACGCAAGCGGACAGTTTACTTTGGTAAATCACTTTGTGCCGAATGTCCCTGTAACGAGCGTTAACGGACAGACGGGCGCGGTAACAATCGCAGTGCCGACCAAAACAAGTGAACTCACGAACGACAGCGATTTTGTAACGAACTCCGCAATCGGCAAAGGCACTTTGACTA